TGAACTGAAGGAAGAGGGGCATGATGTTAAAAGCAAGCGAATTAAAGTAACCAACAGATACAACGAGCAATGCAGCGTATCTGAATACTTTATGGAGAATGACAATGTCAGGTAAAGGATCAGCACCAAGACCTATCCCTGATCGCAAATCTTATGAAGATAACTTCGATGCAATCTTTAGCAAAAAGTCTGAGCCAAAACCAAAAGCCCAGCTAATGCGTGAGATGAGAAGCAGAAGAAAAAGCGAAGGCTTACAAGAAATGCGAATATGGGTTACTGAAGAGCAGGCTGTCGAGATTAATTTGATATTAAATAAATAGGTGTATACTGGTGTCAAATCTTAGCGGAGCAAGCTATGACGAGGCACTTAGTAATACCAGATACGCAGGTAAAACCAAATCAGCCTACTGAACATTTGCGGTGGGCTGGTTTGTATGCAGCAGAGAAGAAACCCGATGTGATCATTCATATTGGCGATCACTGGGATATGCCCAGCCTATCAAACTGGGATGTAGGTAAGAAATCATTTGAAGGTCGTAGGTACAAAGACGACATCAAAGCTGGCTTGGAAGCAATGGAAGTGTTCCTAGAGCCTATTAGGGAAGAGCAGAAGCGCCTAATATCCAACAAGAAGAAACAGTGGAATCCACGCCTAGTGTTCACTATAGGCAATCATGAGCAGCGCATAGAGCGCGCTATTGAATCAGATGCAAAGCTAGAAGGGCTGATAAGCTACGATGATCTACAGTTAAACGATCTGGGCTTTGAGGTGTATGACTTCCTTCAGGTAGCGGTAATAGACGGCATTGCTTACTCACATTACTTCACCAGTGGCATTATGGGCAGACCAGTATCCAGTGCTAGGAATATGCTTACCAAGAAGATGATGAGCTGCGTAATGGGTCACGTTCAGGACAAGGACATTGCATTTGCACGCAGGGCTGATGGTAAAAACATACTGGGATTGTTTGCAGGGATATACTATCAACACGATGAAGACTACCTAACCGCACAGACCAATGGATCATGGCGTGGTGTATGGATGCTCAATGAGGTTGATGATGGTAGCTGCGAAGAGATGCCGATCACTCTTAACTACTTACGCAAAAGGTATGCAGGGTCATGAGCGCATTAAAGAAACAAGAGGGTGGTAAGCACTACGTTATGCCTATCCAGCCAATTGAATACATAACTAAAAACAAGCTGCCATACATTGAAGGCAACATAATCAAGTACGCAACACGCCACAGAAACAAGAACGGTGCAGAGGATATCAAGAAGATTATCCACTACTGTGAGTTACTGTTGGAGTTAGAGTACGGGGCAAAATAGGGTATAATCGGGCTTATGATTAGAGTTACTATTGATGATGACATTCATGAGGCCGACTTAGAGTTGATTAACGACTTTGCTCAGGCTATCTCAGAACGGGATGCAACCTTATTAGATGAGGTGGTATACTTAGCTAAGCAGCGGTTAGAAACAACCTATGAAGAGTATGACGTTAACCTATGAGACCTAGTAAATACACAACTGATTTAGGCGATGACATTTGCAGACGATTAGCAGCTGGTGAGAGTGCTAGACAAATCTGTAGGGATGACGCTATGCCTGCTATGAGTACGTTAATGAAGTGGCTTACTGATAGTGACAAAGTGACCTTTTCGGAGCAGTACGCGCGCGCAAGGGATTGTCAGGCTGATTACTACGCAGATCAGATTGTAGATATAGCTGATGAGCTGTCAGAGGCAGCAGAGGCAAGTGAGCTAGCTAGAGCTAAGTTACAGATAGATTCACGCAAGTGGAAGGTAGCTAGAATGTCACCACGCAAGTATGGTGATAAGCAGCAGATAGACCATACATCTTCAGACGACACGTTTAAGCCGACAGTTATCAAACTGGTAGCGCAGTCAAATGAGTCAGACTGATACAGTAGAGATTAATCTACCACCTAAGATTGTTGAATTGTTTGAGGGTGAAGCCAGATACCGATGTGCATATGGTGGTCGTGGCTCAGCTAAGACAAGATCATTCGCATTGATGACAGCAGTACGTGGTTACCAATGGGGCATGGAAGGAAAGCAGGGTCAGATACTCTGTGCAAGGGAACACCTTAACTCACTCGATGAATCATCCCTAGAAGAGGTCAAAAGCGCGATTAGAGGCGTTAAATTCCTTTCTGACTACTATGAGCTAGGTGAGAAGTACATACGCTCTAAAGACGGTAGAATCAATTACGTGTTCGCTGGGCTTAGACGCAACCTAGACTCAATCAAATCTAAAGCACGTATCATCCTATGCTGGGTAGATGAAGCAGAAGGTGTGTCCGATAGTGCATGGCAGAAGCTAATCCCAACTGTACGTGAAGACGACTCTGAGATATGGGTTACGTGGAATCCAGAGACAAAGCACTCAGCTACGCACAGAAGGTTCAGGGTGCATCCACCAACTGATATGAAGATCGCTGAGATTAACTGGCGTGATAACCCTTTCTTCCCGAAGGTGCTAGAGAATGAGCGCCTAGAAGACAAGAAGAATAGACCTGATATGTATGACCATATCTGGGAAGGGCAGATGCTCATCCACGCAGAGGGTGCATACTTTGCTGTAGAGATGCGTGAAGCTACACATAATGAACGTATTACCAATGTGCCGTATGACCGATCTCTTGGTGTTGTAACGGCTTGGGATTTAGGGGTAGGCGATAGTACCTCTATCTGGTTTGCACAGATGGTAGGGGCTGAGGTGCGCCTTATAGACTACTATGAGAGCAGTGGTGTAGGTCTAGACCATTACGCTAGGGTTTTAAGTGAGAAGGGCTACGTATACGACCAGCACATACTGCCTCATGATGTCAGGGTCAGGGAGTTAGGCACTGGTAGATCACGCTTAGAGACATTAGATGGTTTGGGGGTGAGACCAGTACATATTGCCCCGCAGCTAAATGTTGATGATGGGATACAAGCTGTTAGATCATTGATACCACGCTGCTGGTTCGACAAGGACAAGTGTGAGCGAGGTGTGGATGCTTTACGTCAGTATAGGCGTGAATACGATGAGAAAGGCATGACATGGCGCAGCAGACCATTACACGACTGGACAAGCCACTGTGCCGATGCAATGAGGTATCTAGCCATAGGTTACAAGGAGACAACCAACTGGGGTGAGCCTATTAGACGAAACCTTCAGGGAATCGTTTAAAGGTGGTATAATCAGCCGTTAATTAACAGGGGTGTTTTCATGCGACAACGAGGCTTAGGAATACTTAACACAATCAGTGAGCTGCTGGATGATCCAAAGTTAAAACAAACTGGCAGGCTGCCTGAATACTCGCATTCCACATCAAACAATCCAGACAAGATATTAGAAGACTGGATGCAACCTAATCAATCAGTTATTGAGCCTGTAGAGTACCCGCTAGTAAACCTATCTGACTTTGAAGGGCGTGGGTATGTTCTAGGCGAATCTGACCGTGCTATTTCTAACCGTATGCTAGAGGGTATTGGTAACAACCCATTAGCCGAGCCAATAGAGCTAAATACTGGCAGCAACTTCATGTTTCACAACCCACAAGTATGGTCAAGTGGCGGGTCAGTGATCAGTAGAATGATGAATCAAGCTAAAGCCCTGAAAGAACAAACTGGTCAAAACCCTATAATGCTGCCTAGATTGTTAGGGCCAAAAGGCGTTGATTTCGACAAAAACATTGCTACAACAATGATTCGATATAACCAAGCCAATGCGCCAAAAAGCACACTGAAAGAACAAGACGATATCATCAGAAAGCATATACCAAACTGGCGTAGTGCTAATGACGCGCAATCTATGCAAGCGTTTTATGATGCGCCAGCAGTTACACGAAAGAAACTGCAAATAGATCTAGATAAGTTAAAGAACATGGATGGGTTGTCGTTAGGTAATGCAAGGCTAGCTATAACAAACCCAGACTACATACACTCCCCTAACCAGACGCTACCAGCAGTTGCTGAGATAGATGTAGGTAGAGGTACTAGCAAAAACACTAACATAAATTACCCAGTTGGTTTTCATGGTGAGGGGTTAGGGTTGCTACGTACGCCTTTAACTGCGCGCCAGCTTACAGAGCCAGCGGAAGGTTTCTTCAATAAGGCTGGAAAGAAAGTTGCAGAGAAAGATGTTGAATACTTCATCAAACAGGCTAATCCGTCTGGCATTCTAACCAGAGAAAAGCTAAATGCAATGAGTGATGCTGGCATTAAGTTTAAGTCAGGGTTATTGCCTACAGCTGCAACATTAGGAACGGCAGCCATGAGCTTGTTAGGTAGTGAAGAGGCAGATGCGTCAGGGCTAGTTAGTGCAGTGCCAGCTATTGCTAGAAAGCTACTAGATGATCCTAATGCGCCTAAGAAAAACACACCGCAGGGCTGGGCAAACTACCTCAAGAACAATGGCGCTAAACC